AGGATCCAAGCCAATCAGATTCAACAGGCACAAAGATCAACTACACATTGATATGCAATGGTCGGAGGATGTAGCAGTTGGTGAGTATATAATAATCGATGGCTACAAAACTTTAGATCCAGAAGTTTATGCTGATGTGTGGAATGATCCTTGGCTTAAGAAGTATGCAACTGCCCTGATCAAACGGCAATGGGGCGAGAACCTCAAAAAGTTTGAAGGAATGCAACTTCCAGGCGGGATACAGTTCAACGGTCAAAAAATATGGGAAGAGGCGACTGAAGAAATTAATAAAATTGAGGAAGAACTGAATAGCACACACAGCTTGCCTGTTATGGATATGGTTGGATGATAAATGACCACTAATAAGTATTTCAGCAACTTCACATATGGACGTGAGCAAGACACCCAAGACGATTTGATTGTTGAGTCAATCAAAATTTACGGTCAGGATGTCAAATACATGCCACGCACACTTGTGAAGGAGGATGACTTATTTGGTGAGGATATTTTATCGAAGTTCGAAACTGCAGTCGATCTCGAAATGTATATCAAAAATACGACCGGATTCGAAGGAGAGGGCGACTTTCTTTCTAAATTTGGGCTAGAGATTCGAGACCAAGTTACATTTACGATGGCGAGAAAACGCTGGGATCAAATCACAACAGAAAAAATTATCGATGAGGTTGGTTTCAACTATCAGATAGAAACTGCAAACACTGGTGCTTACTCCAACTCACACTCACTTATGCTAGAAACAGGCTCGGCGAATGGGTACTCTATCTCATCAAGTAGACCTAACGAGGGAGATCTCATATTTTTTCCTCTTAATGAAAAGCTCTATGAGATAAAGTTTGTAGAGCATGAGGAAATATTCTATCCTCATGGTAAACTCTACACATATGATTTAACCTGTGAGTTGTTCCAATACAGCAGTCAACAGCTAGATACTGGCAACACTGCTATAGACTCACTCGAGTTGAGCTACTCGGCAGATCAGCTGTTCTATCAGTTTACATTAGAAAACGGCGATACGCTGACTGGCGAGGATGGTGATTATATCGTGCAAGAATACAGGCTCGAAACTACAGACAACGCAGCAAACAACGAGTTCTTTACGCAACAGTCGCTCGATTTTATTGACTTCAGTGAAACGAATCCATTT